ATGTATAATCCATCGTCTACCGGCTTTTCATATATTAATAAACGGCCACCTAAATCAGTGGAGGTAGGATCAATATAACTTGATAATAGAAATTCCAGAACATCAGAGTTTATAACAGTATTAGTACTTCCTAAGAACTCCACATTGAACTCCTGGGCAAATTTCTGTTGGCCAAGATTCTTGAGCTGCTCTAACGCCCATTCTCTATCTCTTCCCGGCACCTCTTTCCAGGTAACTCTGGTGGGTACAAATGTATTCTCCTTACGCTCAGCTTGGCTATAGATTCTGTGGAAAATATTGAACATACCATTTGGGGTCGATATGATGATAATCTTTGCTGTCTTAGATGCTGAAATGGTGGGGTAATTAGCTGCCCAGAACTCTTCTGCCTGTCCACCCGGTACAAACGCAAACTCGTCACAAATTAAAAGATTCATAGCCTCTCCACGGAAGGCATCCGAGGTAGTGGCCGAAATTACAATACGGGTGCCATTGTCAAATGAAACGAAAGTTTTGGAATATTCTGTAACACCAGGTTTTAACCAATTAGGTAGGGATTCATACATTCTCTTGATACGTGCAAGAATCATTTTTGCGCTGGATTCTTTATTGGATACTATACCTATATTCTTATCGCGGTTAAACATTGCATACCAAAGTGCATAAACACCAACTGCGGTTGTTTTGCCACTCTGACGGGAGCATAGACCTACATTAAATCTAAACTTCATAAATTTCTTTAGAAGATCGTCTTGATAGGAATATGGTGTGAAATCCATTTCACCTTTATCAGGATGAACTATCTTTACGTATTTAATAAAGTCATATATGCTCTTAGAACACCGTTGCAGCTCTAAAATGTTCGTGGCTGTATATTCAATTTCCTCTCTAGGTTTTTTTACATATTCGTTGTATGTTATAGGCATAGCACAAAAATCCTCCTTCTATAACTCTATTTATATAAAAGGAGGATTTTTAGTCTAAATTAAATGATGGGTCATTCCTCGTTCTCTTCCAGAGTTAAAAAATAATCCTGTTCAAAAGGTGTTGAAGGAGCGTATTTGCTCTTTTTAGCTGTAGATTTTCCAGCAGATGTTCTCACTATATATGATATATCTCTATCACCCACTTTAGTATCAAGCTTTACACTTCTTCCCCAAAGCTTATGAATATGTTTCATGGTTTCCTCTGCATATCTTTTATCGAGATCATTACCAGCCCATCTATGAATTAGATGCATATCACCTTTGTTTTCAAAGTTACCGTTCACAACTTCAACTTTTGGAATACCACTATGGGCAAAGCTTTTAACAATTAATTCTCGTATTTCTTTCGCCTCATGCTTTGTAATAACCCAATCAATAGTTGGTCCAGCATCACGGACAACATAAACATAGAGTTTGAGATCCTTTACTAACTCTGGTGTTAAGAAATCCTGCATGAAGAACCAATCAGTATAGGATTTCATAACTTCCATCATCTTTTTATGGCCTTTCATATCACCAGTATCCCATTCTTTTTTGGCCTTAATATCCATGCAGTTATTATAGTCGCTACCATGTCTACCTTTATCCCATCGTTTAATAACATTTTTCCAGATTTCTGAACCTACAAGGTATGGATTCATACCTTTTGGATTCATAGCTTTAACAAGTGCATTGGAAAAGTTATACTGTGCGTGGTCGCTCGGACCTAAAAGATCCTCTCTAAAAAGCTTATCCATAATATGTTCATGCACATATGTCGCAAACCCCTCATTCATGAATTTTGTCTTGATGGTAGGCCAGTAGTATTGTCCTTCCAGTCTTAGAATTTCAAGAATATCTTTCTGCCAGTCTTCAAGAATTCTTGAATTATCAATGATATAACGTAATATATCTTCCGTAGGCTCAACCGGAGTCTTCAATTTAAGTGATCTCCACAACTTCTGATTAAATAATTCTATATCACCTTTTATTTTTTCTTGCTTTATTCCTATTCCAGATAAATCATTAAATTCAGCAATTCCACCGGCATGAAGTTCCTGTTTCGTTTGTTCAAAAATTCTTATACGTTTCTCAGCCTCAGTTTCGGATTCAAATGGAGATGAATGAAGTTGTAGTGCATGCGCGGCATCTATTGTCATTTCAATTTCGTTTAGGCCAAACATTTTTTCATACTTATTTATACGTTTGGCCGCTTCACTCATAATCTCTATTATATCCTGACGCGAATTTTTATAGTGTCGGTTCATCGTAAAAAAACCAACGTGTCCTACAACATGTGCCATTACTAAGATTTGAACAGCAAATGGATTTGATTTCATTAAGTAAGCTCTTGCTGGATCTGAGTTTATGACAACTTCATATGGAAGACCAGCATCAATATTTTCATGTATGGTTCGAAGGCGCTCATAATCTCGACCATATTTCCAGTTTGAAATGTTAGTTGGAACTCTATATGACATAATCTCTAACATCTTCTGTGGTGGAATGATATCAAATTCAATATCACATAAGTCTAGATTCAAATCCTCCTTTGCAATACGTAATATTCTATCTTCGATCTTTATCATACGTTTTAAATCGTTACTCATTTGATTAACTCCTTTATATGGTTAGATTTTCACTATTTTTTCTTCTCAAATAACATATGTTTTAGTGACGGAAATACATGTGCCTTATCTTTAATAACGCTCAACAGGAATCTATGCCTATCACTTCTATAAAAGTTTGTTCCCGCCTCTCTTCTAACAGTAAATTTCCAATGCTGTTTAATTTTATTCAACAGAACCCTATGTGTTGACCACATGCTATCAATATCTATTTCACAATAACTTAGCATATTGATTTTTTTATCTAACATCATCTGAATCCATTTAACTGTCTTATCAGGATTAAAGTCTTCACCGTCCGACATATAGACACAATAAACATTCCATTCATCAGTAGGATATTCGGTATCTATTAGATAGTTCGCTTTATCAAATGCTGTCCAACATTCAGTTCCACCCATTGTTTGTGTTTTGAAAAACGTATCTTCATCAACAAGCTCGGCCACGGTTGTATGTTGGATGAATTTGATCTCAACATTGGTATACATCTTTCTTAAGAATTCGACCATCCAGAATAACATTGAACGAGCGAGATATCGTTTTTCTTGTGACATTGAAGCGGATACATCCATCATTGCGATTACAACGGCATTGCTATGTATTTCTATATCTTCTTCAATTTGTTTATATCGTAAATCATCATCTTCAATGAAGACACCTTCTGCATCTCCATTTGGCTCACCACTTTTTACAAATTCAATAGCTTCGTTCAGTTCACCATGTGTTTTCATTAGTGCTTTATTGGCCGTCTCTTCGGTACAGCCTGTTTCTTCCATAATTTCGCGAGTATATGCGGCCATTCTTTTTACGGCCTCAATCATGGTTCTTCTCTTATGAAGTCTAGGTAAGATACCCTTTTTACTGATCGTTTCAAATTTCCAACCCTTTGGTACAAGCTGTTCCTTCTTTGTTTTTTCTTCAATCCATGGAAGACCCAAATCTTCAAACATGATATCAATTAGGTAGTCGATATCCACCTCTGTTTCCATCCAATCGCCATCGTTACAGCCCGGTTTACCTTCACCTTCTTGTGGTTTTGGATGCTGATCTATAATATCACCATCACTACCATCACCCTGTCCAACACCCGCACCATCACCGCCACCGCCATATATAAAGCGGTAATCTCTCAAACCACGTACAGGTATTCTAACCTTTCTACCTCTTTTTTGTGTAATAATAGACTCTTCCGCAATAACATCACGGACGTTTTTTCTGATTGATTCATCTATTTTTTCACGGTGTCTTTCTGCATCTTTCTGACCGCGCTCACTTAAAGACCAGTCGTCATGTTCGATAATTGTCATAATTTATTCCTCTTCTATAAATTTTTGTATTCTTTCTTTTTCTTTACCCTTATTAATATTCCAATTCTTATCATCTATGGATAACAATGAAATGTTATTATCCATACAAACCTTCTTCTTTATCCTATCTCGTTTTTTGGTTTCTTTCTTTTCATGCCAATATCTTCCATTTACTTCTATGGCCTTTCTAAGTGAAGGAATCCATATATCTAATTCAAGAAATTTCTTTGTGTTAGGATTTAATATTTGAGTTCTATCATTTTCAAAGATTGTGATACCATAACCTTCTACATACTTCACGACTTCCTTTTCAGTGGATGATTTACCATCTTTAAAAGCACAATCTGGACATCTTCTACCTTTATTCCAATTACCCCAAGTCATTGTGTGTATATGTCCATCCGGACATCTATATTTAAGAGTATTATTATGGTTAATATATTTCAAGGATAGGAGCACATAACTTTCATCTTTTAAGAGGTCCTTAACCTCTTTAAATGAACGTTTTTTACTACCTGTACAAATTGGACATCTATGTCCTGAGTTCCATATACTCCATGATGTTTTATATTTATGTCCTTCAGAACATATTATATTCATTTTACTTCCAGAATTTAGATACCTATCTGATAAAAGAGTATAATCCTCTAGTAAAAGTGATTCTTTTATTTCATCTATAGTCTTTTTCTTATTTCCAGCACAATCAGGACATCTGTGGCCGCCACTCGTCCAATGATATATTGACATATTATTGGTATGGCCTTCCGGACATTTATATATCATTACTCCCCTATTCCTTTCTATCATCAAGTATCCTTCTTTCTTCATGGAGTCTAAAAGTTCCTCATAATTCTTTCTTTTTCTATATGAGATACCATAACATTTACTGTTACAAAATTCCGTTAACCCCTTTCTTGATAAAAATGGATGTTTACATGTTTGACATTTTTCTTTATATGTATATAGGATTCCCTTACTATACCACTTACCAGTATATCTATTATATTTCAATTCCTCTAGGTTATCCCAACATATCTTCATAGCTCTCCCTTTAAATTCCTACGTCTTCTAGCCAATCATATAGGGCATCGCAAATTATTTCTCTATCATATTCTCTTCTACCATAAGCATATACTTTATATTTACCATTTTCACGCTTGATTGTAAGTAGTGATTTTAGATTTTTACTCACAAGTGTAACATATTCATCTGGCGTGGTACCTGAAACGGGTACTGCACCTATTGGATTAGCATCATCGGTTCCAGCAACACCATCTTCTTTTACTGGTGTTTCCTGTTCACTTTCTATCACAATATCATCAAACATTTTATTTCTCCTTTCTTCAAATTAAAAATGCCTCTGGATAATATATCCAGAGGCATTTCATTATCCATCTGATCTTACCACGACTCAACTTAACTTTCTTTTCTAAGTATTTCTCCAACGAAGCGGAGAACAACGCCTGCACAATGTTCACAATATCCCTTCTTACGAAGTGTTTCAAATGCGGAATCTCTTCGTTTCCCAGCTTTTGGGTCAGTACTGGTCGCATCTGCTAGAGATAGACTCACAACATTCTTTAAGTCATTGATAAGTTTCTTCTCAATGGCTTCCCTTAAAGGATCATAGTCTCTATAGGAGAATGTTCTACCGGCTTCCAGAACATCAGCTTTATAAACAAAGACACCGTTTCTAAAGGTTTCTTTAGAGTTTACAGGTACTCCAATAAGGTCTTCAATTGCTCTCATTATCTTTTCATCAGGTGAGGAGTATTCGCCTGTAATAGAATCAAGAACCTTTTCTTTTTTACAAAAAGCTGTTACATTAATCATATAACGGTCAAAGAGTTCCTGTGCCTGTTCATCATAAGCGTGTAAGAAGGCCATATTCACTTCTTTTTTAGCTATCTCTTTATACTCTGATGCTACAGAATGCTTATCACCAGTCAACATGTTCAAGAACCTCTCTCTATCTTCATCTGCGATTCCGATGTGATGGTCGAAGTTATTTCTTAACGATCTGATAACATCAATAGGATTGATACAAGATTTATCTTCTTTTGCACCAAGTGCCACATTAAGTGCGTTGATGATAAATCTTGGAGAGATACCTGTCATGCCTTCCCCGCGTGTACGACCTTCTTGCCTTAGCGCCTTTACATCAATTTCAGTTTTTTTGAACTCTTCTGTTATCTCACCATTATAGAGTCTCATTTTCTCAATAGGTGAGGAAACTTTGGTGGATTCGGTAAGTCTTGAAAGAACGGCAAACTGCGCCGCCAATTTCAAGGTATTAGGTGCTATATGGATACCTCTAAAATCAGATTCTTTAATCATCTTTTCATAGATTTTGATTTCATCATCTACTCTTAGATTCCAAGGAACTATAATTGGATACATTCTATCATGGAGAGCCTCATTTTTCTTCTCACCCTTGAATGTATCAAATTCTGTCTGGTTTGTATGTGCCAGAATCAAGGTATCAATGTATATTTGTGGAAAACCAGGAGATTTAATTAACTGTTCCTGGGCAGCGGTAATTAAGATATAGTGAAACTTAATATCTGCCTTCAAAATTTCGATGTACTCAATCATTCCACCGTTTGCTACTTGTAATTCACCGTCAAACTGATATGCACGGGGGTCAGTTTCACCATATCTTGCCATTTTGGAAACATTAATACGACCGATTAATTCAGTCTGGTCCTGACTTTTTGGGTCAGATGGCTGGAAGGTACCAATACCAGTTCGCCTTTGTTCAGAGAATACCATCTGCTCTACTGGTACTTGGTCCCAATGAACTGTACCATCAGTATCGGTATAATTTTCATCAATCATATGTTGACAAACAGGACAAATAATTCCTTCAATATTTAATCCAAGTTCCTCACTCCAATACTCTCTATCCTCATAAGGGATAAGATGAAGAGGTTCTTCATGTAATGGACATCCTTTTATAACATACTTTGGAGTATCATCCGCCTCTAAGCCACGCTTTACGAGTGCGGCAATCGTAGATTTACCAGAACTTACAGGGCCAACCATAATAAGTATTCGTTTTCCAGTTTCAGTTCTACGAGCCGAAGCTTTCAAGAACCTCATAATATCATGTATCGCCTCCAAAGTACCAAAAATCTTGCCGTCAAAGAATTTATATTTAACAAGATCCTCATACCCTAAAGTTTTTAGGCTCGAATCAACGCCCTCCGTACCATATTTCATAATCATGTCGTAAATTCGACCTGGTGCGAAATTTGAGATTTTTGGATTTTCTTTTACTTTATGGAGATACTCTATAACAGTACCTTCCCATAATTCTCTACCCTTAGTTCTTTTTTGTGAAGAAATCGCATCTTTGTATTTTTCAACGTCTATCATCATATCAGATATTCCTCTCTTTTTTTAGATTTTTCTTTATAATATCATAGGTTATATAAAATGTCAACTAACATCAACCACATTTTCTAGCTGTTTGACCTCTTGTTCTTCCTGTTTTTCTTTTTGCTTATCTTCTAAAAGTCTCAAAACTGCTTCCCTATCTGCGATTATAAGATTTTGATTACTCGGTTTTCGTAACTGTTTTTCTTTTATTTTTATTTCTAGTTCTTTTAATCCTATCATTTTTTCTCTAATTTGTAAATATGTTTTGTAATTCGTATTGGTTATGATTTCCTTGCTCGCATTGGTTATACTATTAATCAGCTGTCCAGCAACCTCTGCAATCCTAGCCGATAGATTACCTGCCCTCATTTCACGTTCTAACATATCTAGAATATCATTTGCTCTATTTATATTCTCTCCAAGAGTTACTGTAGGATCATCGGATATACTTCTAGAAATTTCTCTAACTTCCTCTTCTATAGGATCCATATCAAATTCAGTATGCAAACTCTCCCTATCTAACATTGTATCGTTCATATTCTCACCTCTACAATTATTTATAATATACTATTAATAATAAAATGTAAACTTATTATTATTTCCATAATAATAAGTTTACATTTTCGGTACTTTATTATAAATAGGTTTAATGAGTAAGTATGGAGGATAGATGTTGATAAGACGAGAAGACTTTGGAGATGTAGAATTATTAAAATCGGGTTCACATAAAAGAGTATGGTTTACATGTGAAAAATGTGATATCGGTGTTTTACAGGAGTGGCGAACATATATAAAACAAAGTCCAGGTAAACTTTGTAGATCATGTAGAAATAAACATACGGCCAGTAGAACGGATGTAAAAGCTAAACAATCTAAGGCTACCAAGGATAAATGGAGTTGTGAAAAATATAGAAGACATATGAGTAAAGTTCTTTCAGAAGCGTGTAAAGACGCATGGAATAAAGATGATGGTACAAGAAGGAATAGAATGAAGGTGAATAATCCAATGTTTAATAAGAAGGTAGTAATGAAAATGTCTATAAATAAAGCTATACCTATTACAGAGCTTAAAGATATATGTAATGAATATGGATACATCTATATAGATAGAATTTTTGGTAGAAGAGGTGGTCAGGTAATAGTTTTTAAATGTAATAATGGTCATATACAGGAGAAGAGACTTGATTCTTTCAGAAGAGGAAGTTATGGATGCTATGAGTGTACAAAATCATTTTCAGTCCATGAAAAGGAAATAGCAGAGTTTGTGAAGAGTTTGGGATTCGATATTATAGAAAATGATAAGAGTATTATCTATCCAAAAGAGATAGATATCGTTGTTCCTTCAAAGATGCTTGGAATAGAATTTTGTGGATTATATTGGCATGGAGAACGCAGAGGTAAATCGAATAGATATCACTTTAACAAAATGATTTTATGTAAGGAAAAAGGATATAACCTGGTAACAATTTTTGAGGATGAATGGTTGTATAAAAGTAATATAGTAAAGGAAAGATTGAAATACATTCTTGGCATATATAAAGGAAAGGGTTTATATGCTAGAGATTGCATAATAAATCCAATAGATACAAGTATAGCTAGAGATTTTATAGATCGACACCACATACAAGGATATACTGGTAGCAATATCAAACTAGGTGCATTTTTTAATGAAGAACTTGTATCGGTTATGACGTTTTCTAAAGGATCCATTTCTAAAGGATCGAAAAATATAGAGGGCGTATGGGAGATAAGTAGATTCTGCACATCAGGAAGTGTTGTTGGTATTGCTGGTAAGTTTATCGAATATTTTAAGAGATATAATAAGTGGTCTAAGATATTCTCTTATGCGGATAGAAGATGGGGAGATGGCAAATTGTATGAAAAGATAGGTTTTGAAAAAAAACGGTCAACACTTCCTAATTATTGGTATTTTAAGAACCAGAAAAGATATCATCGTTTTAATTTTAGAAGGGATAGACTAAATGGTGAAGGAACTGAATGGAATATAATGCAAAAGAATGGATGGGATAGGATCTGGGATTGCGGAAGTAATAAATTTGAAATAAAAAACCCTGAGAAGTAATCTCTCAGGGTTTATCCGCTTAAGTTCTGTTCAGTTTACGGTAGGTTTGATACAGTTATTTTCTGGTAGTACTCTTTCGCACCGAAAATATGTGTATGAATTGCATATCTACTCATCAATCCCATTGCTGGCTGGAATGAGTCTTCAAATGTAGCTTTCTGTGCCAAAAGCTGAATGTATGGTAGGTAAATTACACCTGTGTCATACTCTGAAGGACCCTTGTAACCAAGAATAAGTTGATCTGTAGTCTCGAAAGTATCGCGGTATAGACTTAGCCTTCCACCGAGAGAACCGATTCTCGCAACTCCTGTTACCGCAGTGTTAATATCACTTGATACAGGAGCGATGGTGAAGTCTGCCAAAGTTTCAAGTACCGCTGAAACTGACGGATTCGCAACAACCCAGTTAGCTGATCCACGTCTTGTGTTGGTTGCGATTACATTAGCTCTACGGATCATGTAGTTATAGAGTTCTCTATAACGCTCAGCTTCCCAACGACCCTGATATACACCAGCTGTTGAGGTATAGCTCCAAGTATTTACGTAACTTGTAGTTCCATCATCTGTAAGAACTGTGTCGATCTGTGCCATGAGTTCGCGGTCGATTTCAGCCGTAATTTCGTATGCCAGAATATCCATCAACTCTTCTTCTAGGTTAAGACCGTGCATAGCTTTCAAGTCTTGCGCTATTTCAACAGACCAACGGGCTCTTAACTTACGAGTAGTAGCTTCAACCTGTTGCTTCTCAACTGTCATGTTAAGTTCGCTAATTGCTGTACCTGCACCGACACCAAGACCAACATTACCAGTGACATTAGAACCAAGTTCTTCACCAGCTGAGGTGGAGAGCGAACCTGAATATGTTCTGTCTATGGTATTATAACCTACCTCTTGATTTCCAAGAGAGTCATATGTTTGACCGGCACGGAAACGGATAGCAAACGCTAAACCAACGGGACCAGTAAGAGGCTGTACACCAACGAGATCGTGTGCAACAAGCTCAGGAAAAGTTCTTCTTACCATAGGTACGGCGATCTTGTGAAACATACCAGACGTTGAATAACCAGCAACAGTACCTAAGCTATCAGAGCCAACTGATGTAGCTTCAGTAATATGCTGATGTTGGTTTTCAAGAATAATGGCAGTAACCTTTTTGGTTCTTTCACTTTTAATCTCTTTACCTTCATTAAGAACTTCTTCCCACTTTTTTACTAGATCATTTAAGTTCATTGTTTTCCTCCTTTAAATTTAACTCCTTTAAATTTTACCTTCTGATAGTACCTTCTTATAAAGCTTTAGGTACTCTTGGAAAGGTCCATCTTCTTCATTGATTATTTCTTCATCATCAATTTCGACTTTGCCCTTTCCTTCTTCTAGTTCTTCATCATCATCTTTTGGTTTCTTTTTCTTTTTCTTTTTGCCGTTTTCTTCCTCTTCTTCCTCTTCTTCCTCTTCTTCATCAATCGGCTTCAAAGATTCAACAATAATGTCGAACTTTTTATCAATCTCTTCCTTATCTGTTACACCGTCAAGGATTTCAAATACATGTGCTTTCTGTGACTCTGTTAATCCGTCTGTCTTATTTCTTAGATAAAGTTCAGCGGCTAACTTCTGTGCATCACGTTCAAGCTCAAGCTCTTTAGCAATCTTGTCGTCAAGATCGGAACGAAGTTTGATAATTTCATCTTTTGCTTCCTGTAGAAGTCCTTTGACTTCTTCATCAAGAAGACCTTCATCAACTGATAGGCGAACCTTGAATTGCTCAATCAGATCATGATAGAGCTCTCCTTTCTTAGCAAACTCAAGAACTTTCTCAGGAATAGTCATTTCCTCTTCAAGTACGGAATCGACAAAATTTGAGAACTTGGAAGTAATATCTTCTTTGTACTCCTCAAATTTATCCTCATA